AGGAAGTTCTGGAACATCAGGTTCAAGTGGTACTTCAGGCTCATCAGGTACTGCTGGTTCTTCAGGTACATCAGGTACATCAGGTATAAATGGTTCATCTGGTACTTCAGGTTCTTCAGGTACAAGTGGTTCATCCGGTACCTCAGGTATAAATGGTTCATCTGGTACTTCAGGAAGTTCTGGAACATCAGGTTCTTCAGGAACATCAGGTTCATCCGGTACTTCAGGTACAAGTGGTTCATCAGGTACTTCAGGTAGCTCAGGTACAAGTGGTTCATCCGGTACCTCAGGTTCAAGCGGCACTTCAGGTATAAATGGTTCTTCAGGTACTTCAGGATCTTCTGGTACTTCAGGATCTAGTGGAACAAGTGGCTCTTCAGGAACTTCAGGAACAGCAGGTAGCTCAGGTACTTCAGGTGAAAACGGTTCATCAGGTACTTCTGGCTCATCAGGTTCAAGCGGTACTTCAGGAGAAAATGGTTCTTCAGGTACAAGTGGTTCATCCGGAACAAGCGGTTCTTCAGGTACTTCAGGTTCAAGCGGAACAAGTGGTTCAAGCGGAACAAGTGGTTCAAGCGGAACATCAGGTTCATCAGGTACATCTGGTATTGATGGTAGTTCGGGTACCTCAGGTTCAAGTGGAACATCAGGTTCATCAGGTACATCTGGTATTGATGGTAGTTCGGGTACCTCAGGTTCAAGTGGAACATCAGGTTCATCAGGTACATCAGGAGAAAATGGTTCTTCTGGTACATCAGGCTCATCAGGAACATCAGGTTCTTCAGGTACAAGTGGTTCATCAGGAACAAGTGGCTCAAGTGGGGTGGAAGGAGCTCAAGGTGCCCCAGGTCCTCAAGGCGCCCAAGGTGCAGAAGGAGCTCAAGGTGCAGGAGGTCCACAAGGCGCCCAAGGTGCAGAAGGAGCTCAAGGTGCAGGAGGTCCACAAGGTGCTCAAGGTTTACAAGGTGCTCAAGGTGCTCAAGGCGCCCAAGGTGCACCCGTAAGTGTTGCCGGTACCACAGAGTTTATTGTTAAATTTACCTCCGCAACCACCATAGGTAATAGTTTAACTTGTCAACAAACAAATGGTGACTTACTTGTAAACAGTAATGTTAGTGTTGGAATGGGTGGGGGTAGTGTTGCCAGTAATACCAGAGTAGGTAGTAGTGCATTAGTTAATAATACTACAGGCCAAAGAAACGTAGCTATAGGTTTTGCGGCAGAGTTTCTTAACACTTCTGGGGTTAACAACGTAGCTGTAGGACAATACTCACAAAGAAATAATACAATAGGTAGTAACAACACTGCTTTAGGTCATTATGCTTTATGTTCAAATACAACCTCAAACAATACAGCAGTAGGTTCATACGCTTTAAGAACTAACACAACAGGAACCACAAACGTAGCTGTTGGTAGACGTGCTCTTCTTTCTAACCTTATAGGAAGCAGTAACGTTGCTATAGGATATGAGGCTTTATGTAATAATACTACCTCAAATAGTACTGCTGTAGGTCACAGAGCTTTATGTAATAATACAACAGGAGCATGTAATACGGCTTTAGGTCATTATGCTTTAAGGACAAATTCATTAGGTAACAGTAATGTCGCTATAGGTGCCGGTGCTTTAGCATTAAATACTACAGGCTGTCAAAACATAGCAGTAGGAAGTTCAGCTCTAGCAAATAACACTTCGGCCATAGCTAATACTGCTGTAGGTCACAGTGCTTTAGGTTCTACCACTACTGGTAGATACAACTTAGCTCTAGGTAATAGTGCCCTAATAGCAAATACAATAGGTGAATCTAACGTAGCTGTTGGATTTAGGGCTATGTGTAAAAATATAGGGGGTGATAGTAACGTAGCCGTTGGTAGACTTGCCCTATACCAAAACACAACAGGTACAGTAAACACTTCTGTTGGTATTTCTAGTCTACAAAATAATACTTCAGGTGGGCGTAATACCGCGGTAGGTTGTGGTGCTTTATTAGCAAACACTACAGGGTGTCGTAATACCGCTTTAGGTTCTGATGCAGCATCGTCTAGTACCACTGCCGCAGATATAGTAGCTATAGGATATGCCGCAGCAAAATTAAACACGGGTTTAGGTAATACTGTTATAGGTTCATGTGCTCTATGTACTAATACAACCGGAATTAGAAACACAGCGGTAGGTTACCGTGCTTTACGAGCAGCTGTTCCTTCAGTATCAAGAAATGCTTCGTACAATACCGCAGTAGGATTCTGTGCTTTAGGTGTTTCAACTGACGGACTCGATAATACTTCTATAGGAGCATTTAGTTTATGTTCTAACACTACAGGTGCAGCTAATTCCGCGGTTGGTCAATTAGCTTTAAGATCACATACAACAGGTATTAGAAACACTGCAGTAGGAGCTGTAGCAGGATGTGCCATTACTACGGGTGGTTGTAATACCCATATTGGTAGAGGTGCGGGTATAAACATCACTACCACTAATAATACTATAGCTATAGGAAACGATGCAAGTCCATCTAATACAACTAACCACACGGTTTTTGGAAACTCATCAAACAATGTATGTAACTGTGTGTTTGCAGCATTTACCAACGTTTCTGATTGTAGGGATAAAACAGACATACAATCATTACCTGACAACTTAGGTCTTAACTTAATTAAAAAACTTCGTCCGGTATCATTCAAATGGGATCACAGAGAAACATACGTTCGTGAATGTGGGTACGAGTACGGGATCAAAGACGGTACTTTAAAATCTACAAAAGACCACTATGGTTTAATTGCTCAGGAACTTAGAGATAGTTTAAACGAACTAAACGTTGGATTTGATGCTTTAGGACATGATGATGATAAAGATGCCTACCGTTTAGCATATGAAGAGTTAATTCCTTCAATGATTAAATCAATGCAAGAATTAGACCAACGTTTAAAAATTGTAGAAGACAAGTTGACTACGTAAAAAAAGTTTAGTATATTATTTTAATATGCAAAAAGTTCTGATTGGTACCCCCTCTTACGATGGTAGAATAGATGTATGGTTTGCTAATTCTTTAGTAGCTACTGTAAAAGAAGCAGAGAAGAAAGGCATCCACGTACACGCTATCTATACTAGCTATGATTCTTTAGTGCAAAGAGCAAGAAACGATCTTGTTAGATTAGCTTTGGATGGGGAATACGATACATTATTTTTTATAGACTCAGACGTTGAATGGGAACCTGAATGGTTTTTCCGTTTATTGGAACGTCCCGAACCAATAGTGGGGGGAGCTTTAGTTAAAAAATTTGATAAGGAGGGATACACAGTTAAAATCCTAAACAAAACTCTTAAATACTCAGAAGACAAAAAGCTCCTAGAGGTGGATGGAGTTGGAACGGGGTTTTTAAAGGTAGATAAATTTGCTCTAGAAAAACTCTGGTTAGCTAGTGACCCATACACACACGATGGTATTAATCAAAGGATGATATTTAATCTTTTAATAGATGATGACGGAGATCTTATTAGTGAAGACTATGTCATGTGTAAAAAATGGCAAAATCTAGGTTATAAAGTATGGTTAGATCCCACTATTACCTGTAATCACATTGGGATAAAGAAATTTAAAGGAGATTTAAACAAGTTCTTAGATAAACAAGAATATGTTCGATAAACCAAAGGGTGGTACTGAGCTTATGTTTGATGAGCTAATGAAAAGACTTCCGGCTAGTTATAAGGAGCAGTTCTCCATATTCAATTACCCATCCCAATCAGACACCACTAAACGAACTATATACTGGAATCAGCTCTCATACGATCAGGATGCGGTACAGTTTCTAAAAGATCCACAATCTATAGAACAGATCGATCACTTTGTATTTGTAAGCTATTGGCAAGCGGAAATGTTCCGTAAAATATTTAATATTCCAGGCTATAAAACACACGTGTTAAAAAACGCTAGTTTAGGGGTTATACCAAGAGAGATAGGTCCTCGCAAAAAAGTTCGCCTATGCTTTACCTCTACACCATATCGCGGTCTAGATATTTTATTGGATGCGTGGGAGCTAATAAAGCCCAATAACTGTGAGCTACATATATTATCCTCATGTAAAATATACGGCCAGGAATTCGGAAAAAACGACGTGAATTACGAACCACTATACGAGAGATGCACCACGTTGCCAGGAGTGGTTTATCGCGGTAGTATACCGAATTCTGAACTACGTGCGGAACTACCTACATTCGATATTTTAGCCTACCCAAACACGTTTGAGGAAACATCTTGCATAGCTGTAATTGAGGCTTTAAGTGCTGGTTTAAGAGTTGTAACATCTAACTTAGGTGCTTTACCTGAAACCACTGAAGGATGGGCTAGAATGTATCCATATTTAATGGATCCTTCACTCCACGCTCAAACATTTGCTAATATTTTATTAGAGGAAATAGAGCTAGTACGCAGTGGTAAATTGGACGAACACCTAACCCAGCAGACCCAAATATACAACACAAGATGGACTTGGGACTATAGAATACAAGAATGGTTAAAATTTTTAGATGGACTTTTTTAAACTAACCCAATACGTAAATCCTAAAAGGGTAGTAGATATTGGTGCTCATGTAGGGGATTTTACACGCCAATTAGCTAGTATGTCTGCTGGTTGTGAGTTTATACTAGTGGAGGCAAACCCCCATTGCGAGGAATATCTTAAACAACTTAACCAACCCTATAAGATTTTAGCCCTATCTAATCAAGTAGGCACTACACATTTGTATGTAGAGAAAGCCAATTCAATAGGAACCGGAGCATCTCTTTATAAAGAAAACACAGAATGGTATGGAGAAGGTAAGTACGAGATAATAGAGGTACCCACAGATACTTTAGATAACCAGAACTTCTTTCCCCAAGAGATAATTGATTTGTTAAAACTGGACGTACAGGGTGCTGAATTAGATATTTTATTGGGTGGTAATAAAACCGTTACCAGAAGCAAATATGTTTTAGCGGAAGTTTCCTTATTAGAGTATAACCACAAAGCCCCCTTAATAGATAAGGTGGTAAGTAAGATGAAGCAATACGGTTTTTATATAGAAGATATACTAGAATACCATAAACTCTCTAACAACCAAATATTCCAGCTTGATATTTTATTCAAGAATTCGTATATTTATTGATGTAATATTTTGCTATGATAAAAAAAGTGTTTTATAATAGTTCTATTTAAAAAAATATTAAATAAAATTTAATAAAATAACTTAACATGTGGTTATATCAAAATAAAGAGATCCATTCTCTAGAGGATCTTCCTCAAACCTTTGGTTTTGTTTATAGAGTTATACACGAACCTACAGGTAAAATATATATTGGAAAAAAAGTCCTCCAATTCACCCGTAAAGCTAAATTAACTAAAAAAGATTTAGCAGTATATGAAGGTGAAAAAGGACGTAAACCATCTTACAAACACGTTATTTCAGAATCAGATTGGAAAACCTACTATGGTTCCAACAAAGAAATTGTAGCTATGTTAAAAGAGGGTAAACACGATGAATTTAAACGTGAAATTTTACATTTGGCTCCCTCAAAAAAGTTATTAACTTACCACGAGACAAAATATTTGTTTATATATTCAGTACTTGAAAAACCAGAGGAGTTTTTTAACGATAACATTCTCGGTAAGTTTTTCAGAAAAGACTTTGCTGATTAAAATATTGTTCGTATCTTACACCATATGGTAAACCAGCTGGTTGTAAACGTAATAAATTCCGTAATAGGATCAGGTAAACCCACCGCTAGGGGCAATATGGCTCATACCTGTCCATTTTGCCACCATTCAAAACCCAAGCTCGAGATCAATTTTGACGAGAATGCTACGTACTATCAAAAGTGGCATTGTTGGGTTTGTGATAAAAAAGGCTCTAAGTTAATGAGCTTATTCAAAGCCATTGACGCACCACAAGACAAGATAGATGAGCTACGATCATTGGTGGGGGCCTCTCGAATGGTTACTACTTCAGAAAATTCTAATAAAGTAGAATTACCAAAAGAATTTAAACCTCTATCGGAGATTACCGAAAAGGATATAGTGGGAAGACACGCACTTGCTTATTTAAAGAAACGAGGTATTTCTAAACACGATATACTCAAATACAATATTGGTTATTGTGAGGGCGGTGCCTACAACAAAATGATCGTTATACCATCGTATAGCAGCGAAGCTAAACTAAACTATTTCGTGGCCCGTAATTTTGATCCTAACTCACCCGTTAAGTATAAAAATCCACCAATAAACAAAAATATTGTACCTTTTGAGCTATTTGTAAACTGGTCTTCTCCCCTTGTTTTGTGTGAGGGACCGTTTGATGCTTTAGCGATTAAGAGAAATGCTATTCCACTATTAGGAAAGCATATACAAGATAATTTAATGAAACAAATCGTAACGTCTGTTGTAAAACAGATCTACATTGCTCTAGATAAAGACGCAATGAAGGATGCCTTACGGTTTGCCGAATTATTGTTAAACGAGGGTAAAGAGGTTTACCTTGTTGATTTGGATGAAAAAGATCCAAGCGAAATGGGTTTTGAAAATTTTACAAACCTTATCCAAAACACTTATCCATTAACCACCTATGGTTTAATGTCCAAGAAAATCGAACTTATATGAGTAAAAGAAACATCAAACAATCTTACAACAGAATCCTAGAGATTTCAGAAGACGCTAAACAAATTACAATGCCCGATTCGCGCTATTACAGGCGCAATGGAGAGTATTATCCTTCTATTACTTATGTGTTGTCGGCCTACCCAAAAGGTAAATTCTTTGAGGATTGGTTAAAAAAAGTAGGATATTCCTCGGAATATATTGTAAAAAAAGCAGGTGAAGAGGGTACAGCCACCCACGAGCTAATTGAAGACTATCTAAATGGTAAAGAGCTACACTTTCTAAACGAATGGGGTAACCCACAACACAACCCAGATGTATGGCAGATGTTTCTTCGTTTTGTTGATTTTTGGGAGACATATAAACCTAAATTAATCGAAACTGAAGTTCATTTATTCTCTGATGTTTATAAAATTGCTGGGACTTGTGATATGGTTTGTGAAATAGATGGTGAATTATGGGTTATCGATTTTAAAACCTCTAATAACCTACAAACAACGTACGATCTTCAAACAGCCGCCTACGCTACGTGTTATGAGGAATGCTACGGTAAGCGAGTTGACCGCACAGCTATTTTATGGCTTAAATCATCTAAGCGTGGTGGTAAAACCGGATCTATGCAAGGTAAGGGGTGGGAAATTTATGAATCTAAACGCACTACAGAGGAAAACATGGATATATTTTCCACAGTTAAAAAATTGTTCGATTTAGAGAATCCAAACCACAGCCCAGTTTTTACAGAATTCCAGACTGTAGTTAAGAGAAATCTCTGATATTTATACGTAAACGCGCGTATATGATTTCATTAGTGAGATTACTTAGAGAGGCACAAAATGCCCCCAAAGCTATTATTTTAGCTGGTGCTCCTGGCGCTGGTAAGTCATCTGTTATAGATGATATTATCAGTGACCTTGGATTGAAGGTAATGAACATTGACGATTTCTTTATTAAAAATCTTCGCGACGCAGGTATTTCACTTGATTTAAAATTAGCAGATGCCGAGGGTAGAAGTGGGGCTGCTCGTGCTATGCAAGCCGCTCAAAAAGACTATCAAGTAGCTTTAGCACAAGAAATTGGCTCTAGAGAAAACATCGTAATCGATGGTACAGCAGCATCATACAAGAAAACAGAATCGCTAAAAAATACTTTAGAGGCAGCTGGTTATGATGTGATGATGGTGTATGTATATTCTTCACTTGAAAAATCACTTGA